CCATCTGAGTTTGCACCAGCTTGTGTAAATGCTATTGACCTTGTGGTCTTAGCAGCGTACAAAGCTGAGTCAATGCCCACTACCCCAGTTGTGGCTGTGGTTGTACTCTCATCTGAGTCATTAGTAACCTTACCGATTACCGTTGCCCCAGTAAGTAATTCGACTTTGTACACGTTTGAAGCGTGGGCTGCAATAGCAGCTTCACTGACAACAGTCATGTTCAAAATACGAACTTTATTCGAGTTAGTGAAAAACTCTGACTTGGCTGCACCATTAGCGATTGAGTTGAATGTAAACGATTGTGCCAGTGCGTTAGCTACAGCTACCATAATTTATATCCTTCCCTACTATGATGTTGGCGCGGTTGCGTCAGAAAGTAATTCGTATCCCCATTCGTCACGGCGTTCACCGTAGACAAATTCGTCATACAAGAATACTTCGTCTGCACCCCCACCAATATCTGGTCTACGACGTGTTTCAGCCATTGGAGCATGACCTTCTACCAAGACTATTGCCTTTTGGTGAAAGATACCGCCTTTAGCGTCATCTGATCCGTCGATTGAGATGTTTCCGTCAGTGAAAACATTTGCGTTAAACAATGTTCCACTAAAACCGTTTCGCACCATGTCTGCTGTCATTCCATCAATAGAACCAGCACCATTAGAAGCAGTAGTTGTAATAGCTACTGTTAATTGATCCTGAATGTCCTTGAGCTGGAATGGGTGCAATACTACTGAGACATTACCTGGAGGTGCAGGCTCAGTTGTGTTACCGAATATTCGGCTTTGCCCAGCAGAGATGTGACCAACAGTAAGGGTAGAACCTGCTCCACCGAGAGAAGTTGAGAATGAATCTAATTGTGTTAGACCATCTTTGTCCTTCTTACGTTGGATAGCATTTTGCCCTAATTGGCCAATTTGCGACAATACATTGCTTGCTAATCGACGGTATACACGGTCAGTTACGATGGTTTGAATACCTGTAACTGTTGGTGTAAGGGTCAATAGCGAGTCTGACATTTGTTGTGGATTGTCAAGGGTTGCAGTTTCAGCTACACCTGTTGCGGTGAGCTTGTCCAAACGAACCTCGTTCCATCCAGTACCACTGTTCTCGGCTAAAGTAACCTTGTCTACGACAGCATCGCTAGTCATTGTTCCTTCATATTCACGAACAATTCTAGCAGCAGCTATAACTGTAGGAAGGCTGTCAGCCAGATTAGTAGTAGTAGTGTTACCTGTGGTAGCCACTATATAGCTCCTATCTTATTCCTAAATGTTGCATTACACGCTGTTTGTCATCAGCGGAAATGTTGCGACCTTCTCCGTATGCACGAACAAGATCATCTAACGTCGGCGTTGAACCTGCTCGACTTGCAGATCCGCTACCAGCAGCACGTTTCCTTTCGGCTGTTTTGCTGGCTGCCTCCGTTTCATTTAACTGCTGTCGAGTCCAGTCGAGAACATGCTGAACGGCACGAATTGGTGAGCCTGTTGAAACGCCTTCCGACCAAACGGAAGCTGGTATATTTTCAGGGTCATAGCCCAAATCTTTGGCCTGACGCATTACTTCTGTTGTGGCTTCATTCCACAAAGTAACAGTTGCGTCATCTGCTTCAGGAGATCCTTGCTGGTCAGTAATTGATGCAGGACTTTCAAGTGCTTTCAATCGACGATCTAACGCATTTTCGCGCATAGCGAGTTTCATTTCGTCATCGATTAGATCAGAACTTACAATTAGTTCCTGCAAAGCATTATTACTTTCCTCAAGTTGTTCAATGCGAGACTGTAAAACAGTGCTGGCATCGTTCTGAGAAAGTTTGTCAACTGTAGATTGGAAATGCTGAATACGTCCAAGCTGACTTGAAACATCGTGCTTCAACGAATCCAATTCTTTAGCTGCGCCCTCAATCTGAGAAAGCCGTTCGACAAGTTCAGCTATATCAGGTTGAGCCTCATCTTCAACAACATCTTCGGAAGCCTCAGCAGGATCGAAACCGTCTGTCGGTATTTCGACATCTTCCACTGCCTCTGATGTTTCTTGTTCAAGAATTTCATTTACCATAATTTATCTCCAACTGGCATTGCTGCGAGTTACTACACCCTGCCGAATGGGAGGGCTTTACTATATTTTATAGTTAATAATGTTTTTAGCAATAGGTTACGACAAATATCCATTTTCCATTAAAGCCTTTTCAACTTCAGGATTCTTTCTTCTCATGCGCTTTCGATATATGTCGGTTCTCCTATCTATTCTGTTTCGTATAGTTTTTAACAACGTTAGTTTTCGTATATTGTTATCATTTTTTGCCTGAACTATTTCTTCTAATAAACCATTGTATGTACCTACATTACGCCCTGCTGCTTTAGTAACAACTTTTGAAAATTCATCGAACGCTTTATCCTTTTGATTCCAATAATTGAAACCATCCATTTCTATAGAACGTATTGTATTTTTATTATCAAAAAACCACTCAACACTTGGATTACCTCTAAATACTACACGCTCATTTAAAAACTCTTGTGCGCGATCAGGAGGCCCATAAACACCAGAAGCAATGTCGTTTTCCAACTTAGATATTTCAGACTCAATAGTATCCCAATCTAATACTTGAGTTAGGGGATCTCTTGCACTATCAAGAATATTATAATACTGAGCTAGAACAGCTTTTGGAGTTCCAGAAGTAGGAGGATCGTACTCTACACCCAAATCTTCTTCCTTTAACCTTCCAGCTAAAGAATGTCTTTCTGCCAGTGCATCCATAATTTTTCTGAATTCGTATCGATTACCATCTATTTGTAATTTTTCTAAAGCCTGTTGTTGTTCATCTTTAAGTTTTGCCTGATCATCATTTCGCCACCGAGCCATTTTCCCTTCAGGGCTTTTGTTGTAACGATTCGATGCCTCAAGGCGAGCAACTACTTCAGGATTTTCTTCATCTATAGCAGCTCGCTCTTGTGGGGTAAGTTCGGCATAAGGCCTGTAGCCCAATTCCTTTTTTGAACGCGCAATCATATCCAGTTCTTCAAATGGAGTAACAGGATTTTCTTTCATACCAGAAGCAGAAAATACTGCACCTACTCCGCCTTGTATTAGAGCTTCAGATAAACTGCCTGTTGCAGCAAATGCGTCTGTTCCTTCTTCAATTCCAACAGTAGCAGAAAACGGAACAACTTGACTTAGTTGACCTTCTGCTGAAAAGAAATCTCTACCAGTGAACGTTTCGCCCAAAATCATATTAGTAAGATAGCTTACGCCAGGTGAACCTTTTGTCCTTGTTGCGTAAGTCATGTAATCCATAAAAGCCCCTTGTTTTTCTTCTGGGAGTTTTTCAGCCATGCTCGCAGCACCAAGAGTTAAACGTACTAATGAATCGTAAGGGCCCCAAATATTAACATCTCTGCCACCTAACCTCATTGTTCCAAAGTTAGGATTCATTTTCAATTCGCCTTTTTCTAAAGCGTCACCATCAAAGACAGATAATACATCAGCAGGATCTCTATCTGTAATTAAAGCATAGGCAGCAAGCGTAGTTGTTCCTCCTGCTATCATATTTGTTACATATTTTCTTGCTAAGTCACCTTCTATAGTTCCATCGCTTGCTAAATTCCCTATGGTTTCAAACATTGAACGATAGAAATTTGGAGCAAACAAATATGCGCGTTCTCTGTCTCCTGCTTTTGCACTAGCAATACCAGTAGCTCTATCGACAGCGCGACCTATTTCACGTAAAGCTTTATCATCTAGTAAATTTGCACTTTTACCAACAGATAAACCTTTTTTTCTAGCTGCACTTTCTAAAGCTGCTGAATAAACCTCTACTGCATCGTAAAACATAGTCATACGATTTCTATTACCAATCATCGCGAAGTTTCTATTGAATGGAGCAGTACCTTTTTTCAATGCTTTTTTGAGAGTGCCCTCACCCCCACTAACAATAAATTCTTTCATAGCGTACGGCTCAACTGGATTGACACCTGTTACATACTTAGCAGCACCTTCAAAAAATTGGTTGTATGTTTTTGAATCTGGGTTAGTATCGTACCCACCCCTCCATTGAGCAGATTCGAAAAACTCATTGACACGAGTTTGCTTTCCAAGATTAGAATCTTTTACAGCTGATCCCATATTTTTCCAAAACCCAATAGGATTATTCCACATTGCTATAGCATTGGTTACAAGTCCACCGCTTATATCAAGAGTAGACCTTAATGGCACTATTTCTTTATTGACTTTATTAAGTGCAGCTACCAAACTATCATCCCATCCGCCTTTTGTATCTGGAGTAAATGCCTTTACTATATCTCTAGCTATATTTTCTTGAAAACGTGCTTCTTCTGATGCTGCATCTACAAATGGTCGAAATTGTGGATTTTCTAGCAAGAAAAGATGTTGATCAACATCACTCAATTCTTCAAAATCAGTAGCTTGCTGTAAACGTTTTTTTGATTTT